GACTGCCCCTCCGTCCTCTGGTACAGCTTGTAGTCGTCCGGGGCCGGGTTGTTGTTCGGGTCCCAGGCGAGCGTCACCTCCTCCTGCGCCGCGGCCGTCGCCGCGAGCGCGAGGACACAGGCCGCCGCCAGGGCGGCGATGGTTGTCATCTTCTTCATGGTGCTCCTCCTTTGTCGTTGGGACGCTATCGCCCTGTCGTGGGCGATGGCGTCAATTTCATGCGGTCCTTTAGGTCCCGCTTGAGCTCGCGGATCTCGTCCTTCATGTCTCCGACCCGCTGTCCGGTGTTCGCGGCCGTCGCCTTCAGCTCGGCCTGCATGACCTTGACGTCTGACAGGCCCTTCTGAAACGCGAGGGCGTTCTGGTGCATCCCGCTGTAGACGGAGACGATGCCGAGGATGAATAGCCCAGAGTACACTGTCACGAACAGGTAGAAGATCCTGTTCGGCACCCTCGATCTCTCCACCTTTTTGATCTCCTCGTATATGTCACCGTGTGCCTGCTCCATGTGTTCCCCTCTCCGTTCCCGCGCGGCTTCAATAATAGCGAACTTTTTGTCGTGGTCCTCGAGTATCCTCTGATGCTTCGGGTGACACCCACAGGGGCCGATGACGAGCCTGTCGCGGCGCTCTGGCCCGTTGTATTCCGGAGACTCAACCATGATCACTTTGTCGTCGTCCATAGTCACCTCCCTCTCCGTATCACAGCCGCGCGTCGGCGACCCAGTGCCCGTCGAGAAGTATGGCTTCTCCAACGGTGAATCCCGACCCTGTCCCATCAAATCTGACCCCGAATCCAGTTTCAGCCTCATTCTGTACAGTGACAGCCGCGTAGACGGATGTATTGTATCTCCAGTAGCTGGGGTCCGTAGCGCTTCCGTCGCGCCTATAGGTCGTGATTGTTGGTGTGGCTCTCTTTCTTGTCATGAAGTTAACGTTGCCCTGGACTGTCGAGTCGGCGGCAGACGCCCTCGCCATCAGTATGGCCTCAGAGACGGCCGTGTTCGACTGCGGCGGGTCTTCGAGTTGATAGCTCTTCTCCCAGAAGCGGCCGACCTTCCTCAGCTCCTCGTCCACATCGCGCCAGTGCTCGTCGCCGAGCGGGAAGCTCCCTATCACACCGCGGACGTTCGCCAGGTCGAAGGTGCCGGACTGCTGGCCGAGCGAGTTCGTGCTGGCGTCGAAGTCGCTGCCGGCGTCGAACCATATGACCAAGGCGGAGAAGTCGTCCCCGTTCGTCCCGGGCGTCTTGCCGGACACGGACGGGAACGTCACGGGCACGATGAAGCGCTGCCAGGACGTGGTCAGGGAGAGGGTGGTCACTCCGATAGAGTTCACGTCTGCGGACGGCGAGCCCCCTGTGCCGAAGTTCTGTGCGCAGCTCACGGCGACGTCCCTCGCCGCGTCCGCCTTGGCCCAGACCGCGAAGTTGACCGTCTTGCCGGAGAACCTGGTGACGTCCTCGAAGCGGCGGTGCTTGGCCGCGTAGTTGGAGGCCCCCGCGGCGCTCGTCACCGCCGTCCTCGAGAAGTACTTCGGGTTCCCCGGGACGTCGGTCTGGCCGAACGCGAAGGCCTGCCGCGAGTGCGTCTTGGTCGACCCCGAGTGGAGGTTGAGCCACAGGTCGTCGCTGCCGTACCCGGACGAGGTCTGGCTCGTGCCCTCCTGCCACAGGTCGAAGCGGCCGTTGATCACGACGTCCTCGCGGAAGTCCAGGGTGTCCGGCGCGTTGCCGGCCTGCACCCAGGCGGCGCCGTCCCACTTGGCGAGGAAGCCCTCGTCCACGACGTCGCACAGGTAGCCTGTCCTCGGCGCGTAGAAGGCCCAGGCACCCTCGGCCGCGACCCACACCGTCACGTCGTCGTCGTGCCCTAACCAGGCGCCCGTCGCGCTCGGCCCCACGATGTAGGTGTCGCCCGCCGCGGGCGAGCCGGGCGGCGTCGAGACGGACCGGCTGATGGCCGAGAGGTACAGGAGCAGCCCGAGCTTCCTGAGGTTGGCGTTCATGTTGGTGTGCCAGTTGTTGTCGCCCAGCACCCAGTCGTAGTATACCCCGTTCCGCGGGTCCTGCTTTACAGCCATGTTACACTCCTCCGTAGTATTCGCCGAAGCGGTAGCCGAAGCCCGCCCGCTCGGCGGTGTGGTCGCAGTCCATCCTCGAGTCCTGCGCGTCCCTGACCGTGGTGAGCGTCGCCCTCACGGTGTCGTTGAGCCTCTGCTCCGGCCAGACGTCGGTCGGGGAGAGGGCGCCCTTGAACAGGGCGAGCCTGTGGATGTCGCCCGTCAGGAAGTGGTCCCTCGTCGACGTCCCGGACCACCCCGCACCGGCCGACCACTCCTTGCCAGCCCAGGAACTGACGACCGCGCTCACCGTCGCCTGACCCTGCTGCACCCCGTCCGCGTAGACAGTGACCCTCGACTTGCCGGCGGAGGGCGCGTCCTTCTCCACCGTCACCAGGAAGTCGTGGTCGACGGTGCTGTCGAAGGTGGCCATGCTGCCCGTATAATAGCCCCCTGATCCTATGTACACGCGCCAATAAACCGAGGTGGGCGATGCGAAGTAGACCTCGAAGGCTATGATGGTCGCCCCAGTCGATGTCGACTTGTCCATGACCGCCTGCTGCCCAGTGACGAGGCTCCCCGCGCGGATGCCGACTATCAGCGACACGCCGCCCGTCCCCATGTCGACGTCGCCCGCGTCCGCGTAGCCGGCGCCGGCGAACGAGGCGTACTCGCCGTCGAAGGTCACCCCGGAGATCGTCGCCAGCTCAACCGTCCTGTCCGGCCCCTCGATCCTCTCGTTCGTGTCGAGGGGGAGGAGGATGCTGTGCGCGTCGACTGGCGCGTGCACCCAGAGGCTCGAGTCCGAGAGCTCCTCCGTCCACGTGCGCGACGTGCCTGTCAGGCCCGCCGCCGTCCTGAGCGGCGTGACGGTCAGGTCCCTCTCGCCGTATAGCTTCGCGGTGTAGGTCGCGCCGACCTCGGGGCCCACAGAGGCGTCGGTGTGATCCAGCATGGGCCTCACGTCCTGCAGGGTCCTGTCGCGGTGCACCCACCCGAGGACGAGGGCGCCCGTGAGCGCGACTGGGTAGTAGGTCAAGTTGAACCTGTACTGGCCGGCCGGGTACGGCTTGAACTGGCGGCCAGTGAAGGCGATGTTCTGGGTGGCGGCGGAGGCCACGTCGAACTCCCCCTTCCCGGTGACGGGCGTCAGGCGCACGTCGAGGTCCTCGCCTGGCAGGTATGAGTTGGAGTCGACGCCGCCCTTGAGCTCGGCGAACCACACCCTGTCACCGCTCAGGTGCGACCTCGGCGCGGAGTCGAGGCACCCGCGGCCCACGTCCATGGTGCCGGCGACGCCGTCGATGGCGTCGATCCTGACGAGCTCGGACCCGATGTAGGCGTAGGTCCCGACGTCCACCAGCTCGCCGATGAATGACGACAGGGTGACGAGGACGCCGGCCTCCTGGGTCTCGTCGAGGTCCTGGGCGAGCAGGAGCGTCGGGGCGTACACCCCGGACGCGACCCGCTCGAAGGTGCCGTCCGTGTTCGGGTCGGTCCATATCCCGTAGCTGGGGCTCGGGACGCTCGGCTCCCTGGCGATCGCGTGCGTGAAGCAGTCCGTGTCCTCGATCGTCGCGAAGTCGGCCCTCGAGAGCTGGAGCGCGAGGTCCCAGTACGGCGTCTCCTCGAGCCTCGCCTCCGGGACGGCGACGGGGTCGCCGACGGGGTCCGTCCATATGGAGTCCTGCGGGTCCGTGTAGGCTGACGAGGGGACGCCGAACACGTCCTCGACGGCGTTGATCTCGATCTGGCCGCCGAGGACGTTGCCGTAGTTGAGGGACGTCGCCCGCATGACTATCTGGGTGATGCCCTTAGGGGCCCACTGCAGCACGAAGGGGTCGCCCGGGTTGAGGCTCCACGCGTCCCTGTTGGCTATGATCCGCGCCATGGCGAGCGGGGTCGAGTTCTGCTTGAGCTCCCGGACCCCGACGATCGAGGCGTTCGCCGCCGTGTCGATGCCGGGGTACTGCAGGGTCTGGGATATGACTCCGCCCTGCGCCTGGACGGACGCCAGGTCCTGGAAGGTCACGGCCGCGTCCGAGAACGCGCCCCTCGGCCTGTACACGATCACGACCTCGTTGATCATCTCCCCGTAGGTCGGGCGCTGGAATGACGCGAGCTCCTTGATGTTGGAGGTGTCGAAGACGGGGAGGCTCCCCACGGTGTAGTCCTCCCTTGTCAGCTTGAGCATGAACTTGCCGGTGAAGCGGTCGGTGTAGAGCACGCCGTTGATGTGCCTGAGGACCTGCTGCATGAACTCCTCGACCGACCCCTGGCCGGAGAGGATCATGGAGAGCCCGAGCCCCTCGGCGTACAGCGCGTCTGCTGCCGCCTTGAAGGAGGCGTCGTCGATGGACGTGAACGGGTAACCCATGCCCCAGTCCGTGTTCATGATGGCCTCGCGGAGTATGTGGGCCCCGTTCGCCGAGCCGCCGTTGATGTTGGCCTTGGCCGCGTACCAGTCCTGTCCCGGGATGCTCGTGATCTGCGCCGCCCACGGCTTCGGGTAGGGGCTCATGGCGCACACGTAGCACTTGTTGGCCACGAGCGAGACCACCCCGCGGAAGGCGGGCACGTTGCTCCCGAGCTTCGAGGCGAGGTAGGCGTTCTGCGCCTGGGTCGACTCGCCGAACATGACGTCTATGTTCCCGACGATGCCGCCCTCCTTCTTCTCCCCGCCAAACAGGTTCTTTGCGTTGGCGTATATGATCCCTGTGGAGCCGCGACCGCCAGAGAACTGCCTCTCGCCCGCGTAGAGCGGGCCGACGAAGTCGACGGGACCGTGGCAGAACACCATGTGCATCCCGAGGAAGTACTTGTACCCTATGACCTGGCTGCCGCCGCTCTTTCCCCCTCCGCCCATGTCAGCTCTCCTCCGCCTCTCTCCTGGCCTCTCTGACCATCATCGCTATGTAGTGGTTGTCTATGCCCTCGAGCTCCTCCGCCGGGAGGCCCTCGAGTATGAACCTCCTGAAGTCGAACCCGTGCCTCTCGCAGTGCGCCTTTATCCCGCTCGAGCAGAAGCCCAGCCTCCTGGCGTGCTTCGTCCTTACCACCACGTCCGTCATTTGCCCCCCTTAGACCTGACCTCCACGTACCCGAGGTCACCGTACCAGACTATGTTCGGACTCTTGACCACGTACGTCCCGAACACCACGGGGATGGGCCTCCCCTGCTCGGCCGTCGGGGCCTGTATGTCCCTCAGGGTCGGCGGGATGGGCTCCGGCGCCTTGGGCGCCATCGCGTACGCCGCCACGACCGCCACGATGAGGACTATCACATACCACCAGACCATCTTCTCCTCCTTAGAATATAGGCGTCCCGTTCATCGGGTTCTTCGTCGGGATGTACGGGAAGCCGCCGTAGTTTAGGCTGTTCGAGAACTTGCTCGCGCACGTCGCGAGCGAGTGGTCGCACCCGGGGAAGGCTGTGACCTGGAGGCCGACGGCCGCGCCCTGGAGCGGCAGGCCGGTCGTGAGCGTGCCTCCGGAGTGGGCGGATATGAAGGCCCTGTTGATGTTGCTCGACACGACGATCTGGACGAACCCGCCGGCGAAGTACCCGCCCGCGAAGCCCGAGAAGGCGGACGAGACGAGGGTCACGCCGGACGTCCCGGCCGCGAGCGTCGCGTCCACGCCCCAGGCCGACTGGACGAGCGCGCACTCCGGGCCGTACAGCAGGTGCGGGCACGTCGTCTGGTAGATCCGGCGGAGCGTCGGCCTCTTGAGCGACGAGATCGAGGACTCGCATAGCACGATGGCCTCGAACTCGTGGTGCTCCACATTTATGACCCTGCCCACCCAGAGGAAGGCGATCTCCGGGTCCGACTGGTGGTACCTCCTGACCTCCGCCGAGATCCTGTCCGTCGGCGGTGATGCGATGAACTGCCGGGGGAAGTCCGCGTCCGCAGGCATCGTGATCTTCAGGGCCGTCCTCTCGACGTCCTGGCTCCCCTCTATATCATTCCGCTTCATGGGGGCGGCGAGGTAGATGTCGCCGCCGACGATCACGTCGCGGTCGGCCGAGGTGTACCTCCAGATCTTTATGCCCTCGCGGTCGAACTTGTAGACCTCGACAGGCTCGCCCTCATATACGCTGGTCTCCACGGCGTCGTACGTCAATGCTCTATCTCCTTTGTGGTCAACGTGGTCATGGCCACGTTGTTCGGCATCCACGTCAGTGACTGCCTGTCGGACTCCAGCCGCTTGAGGCCGAAGAAGCTGATCTCGTCGATCTCTGCGGAGTCGTGATTGAGGGCCGAGTCGATCTGGATGCTGATGTTGCCGCTGGGCAGGTCCTCCGTGTCGAGCACGGTCTTGAAGATGTACGAGCCGTCGGCCTTCAGCCTGAAGGCGATGTGATTGCGCTCGAAGCCCTGGGCCGCGTAGCTGTTCTGACTGACCTCGAAGGTGTCTCCTATGTTGCCCTCCGTCAGGAGGAAGAAGTTGTTCTCGTACGTCGTCATGTAGAACGGGCGCAGCCTGCCCGCCCGACGGTGGAGCCACATGCGGTGCTCCCACACCTCCTGGAGGCCCTCGAGGATGAGGTCGAACGCGCGGTTGATCTTTATCTGGTCCCACGGGGCGTACTGCCGGACCACGCCGTTGCCGAAGTCCAACGTCTCTATCCTGTGCTCGTACTCGTCGTCCAGGCCGTCGCCGCCCTCCTCGTAGAGAGGCGTGACGTCGTAGAAGTCCTCGCCGTCGAACTGGATGGCGCTCGCCCCAGGGCCGAAGCCGATGTTGTCGGTCACCTCGAGGTCAGCCTTCAGCACGGCGTCGTAGCCGCTCGCGACGCGCACGGGGTGCCTCGTCATGCGGGCCGACCTCACTGGCATGATGATGGGGGAGGCGTAGTCGTCGTTGGCGCCGCGGAGCAGCGTGATCGTCGAGACTGTCAGCGCGCCCACCTGGAAGACGTCGAACTTCGTCGGGCCCTCCCATATGACGGCCAGGCTGTCCACCCTGAAGTCCCCGTACTGCGTGTCCACGTTGATGATCGTGTCGCCGGCCGTCACCGGGGCGGACGAGGGCCTCGCCTCTATCCACATCGGGATGGCCCATATGCGGCGGCGCCACCCGATCAGGAGGTTCTCCACGTGGTTGCGCTCGGTGCGGTCGAGGTACGCCTGGACCCTGAGCTGCTGCCTCGGCGAGCGCCGGAGCCTGATGCGCTGCTCGCCGCCGTCGTATGCCGGGATCACGTCCGTCTTCCACACGAGCGTCTCGACCACCCTGCTCCTGAAGGTGACGGGGAGGAGCACGATCCTCGAGCCGACGATGGCGACAGAGACGGCGACCCCGAGGGCCGTGAAGTTGTACACCGCGCTCGCGTCGATCTGGGGGGAACCCGCGACGGTCACGGTGAGGGTATACGTCTCCTCCTGCAGGGGGAGGTACACCGTGGGCGTGGCCGCGCCGGCGAGGGTCATGCCCGAGTCGAAGCCGTTCTCGTCGATGCTGCTGAGGACCTGGCCCGTGAGGTAGCCGTTGAACACCGTGATCGTCCTGCTTTGCTCGCTGACGATGGACCCGAGGTCTATGTACACGGGCTCCACGAGGATCCTGTTGTAGAAGACCGCGTTCGCCCCGGGTACCACCGCGCCGGAGAAGGTGAAGCCCCGGAGGGCGCCAGGCTGGTTGTTCGTGAGCGGGCCGTTCGCGGCATTCACGCCGGGGTTGTGAGCGACATTGCCCGTTGTCCAGGTGCCAATTGTGGAGAGCCAGCTCGGCCTCGTGGGGGACGCCCCGGCGACGACCGCCGGTCCGAGTTGTCCGCTGAATGCTGTCACTCTCTACGCCCTCCTGTAGGCGAGCCCTACGTTCGCGGATAAGGGGGCGACTGTCTTGTCGCCCGACTTCTGGATGAGCGGGAACACCTCCCACTCTGTCTCGACTATGTCCTTCGCGTTTATGAACTCTATGTTGAGATACTTCACATGGTCCGCGTAGCCAGCGAGCCAGTTGCTGGTGAGCGTCGACTGGTAGAGCAGGAGGTACTGCGGGAACATGGCGGCCCTCTGGTTCACTGAGTTGCCTCCGCAGTAGTAGATCGGTCCCATGAGCGAGGCGTTGTATATGGAGGGGTTTGTGTTAAAGTTGATGAATGTCATAAACTGCGCCCGCTGGCTGTTGGTGACCTGACTCGAGATCCTCGCCCAGTCCCGGTAGTCCCCGAAGGACCCCACGGGGTAGTAGACCTGACCAGAGTAGCTCGAGCTCGTCCCACCCCCAGAAAAGGCCGCCGTGCCGCCGTTAAAGTTGTACCCTATGTCCCCCGATGTCGCGTAGCTCGTGGAGTACCAGGCCGTCGTGTACTCGCCGCCAGTCCACGTCCCGAACTTGGTCACCTTGCCGAACGAGAAGTGGGAGAAGACCCCGGACGAGACCTCGAGCACCACGTGCACGCAGCTCCCGTCGGTGAAGAAGTTGTAGGCCGTATAGGGGCCAGTGGTGTTTCTCCAGAGCTGCGCCCTGGTGATCTGGTTAGGGCCGACCGAGATCGAGGAGTAGTTCGCCGACGTCGGCAGGGCCGTCTGGCAGCGGAACTCTATGTACCCATCAGGCAAGCCGCCGACGGTGACGTCGTCGCCCATGAAGTACCAGTACATGCCACCCTTCGAGAGCCGATACATATAGGTCGTCGTCCTGCCGCTCGGCGGAGATATGTTCCCCTCGTCGGTGAAGCCCGCGTTCGCGACCGCCCAGTCGACGAGCGCCTGAAGCAGCGCGTCGAGCGTCGCGACGGTCGTGGGTCCTGAGTACGCCATGTTGCCCTCCTAATCCAGTCTTATGGCCGCGTAGTCGTGCCGGCCCGCCTTGTCCACGTTCTGCACCACAAGGTAGTCCACGCCGCCTATCGTCACCGTGTCCTCAAAGAGCGGGCTGACCGCCGGACTGAGCCCCGGGATGTAGAAGACCCCGTCGACCTCCCCGTACACGTTGCCTCCGTCATATCCAGAGATAAGCGTCGCGGGGAGGAGCGAGAAGCTGCCGTCCGGGGGGCCTATGTGCTGAAGTGCCGATGACATCACGACTATGGGATACCACGGCCATATGCCGAACTGCGCTGAGGTCGCGATTGACGTGAACAGGCTCGAGTAGAGCCATATGCTGTCGCGGTGCCTGAACATCGCGGGGTTGTCGTAGTTCGAGACCCAGAAGTTCGACAGGCTGGTATCACTCGGCAGGGCGTTGGCCAGGTTGGTGCAGGCCGACACCATGAGCGGGTACGGGTACTCGCTCGGCAGCGCGTACGGGAGTATGAGGCCGCCGTGGAGGAAGAAGGAGTCGCCGCTGATCTTGGCAACCACCATGAAGCGCCGGCCGTTCGCCACGAACCAGTAGTCGATCGTGCTGTTGCCGAGCGGGAAGTACCTGAAGTTGTTAGAATACCAGCTGTTGTTGGGCTGTTGGTGCCAGGGCACGCCCCCATCGTAGTCCGTCGCCCCCTGTATCATCCAGCTGTAGGCGCCTACGGCCGGGACGTCGTAGGCCCTGATGTTCACGTGGATGGCGTCCGTCCCCGCGAGCCCGGGGCCCGTGAAGTACACGTCCCTGAACTGCGTGCCCCAGCC